CTATTGCTGATCTTCTGCATAAATCCCGGCGGAGATAATTGCGCCGCCAATTTCCCGTTGCCCATAAAGCAGGGGAACGGGATTGCCAGATGCTGTCGTGTTAACGGGACCACCAAACGCATAGGAGGGTTTGTTATCAGGTTCCTGACGCATTCGCAGGCCTGATACCTGCGGGGAAAGTAACTGGACTACTCCACCCAAGGCCATTGATGCTCCAACAAGGCCAATGTTTAATGCAGCGCCCTTCCCAATCAGTGCGGCACCTGCTGGACCAAGAGCTATACCACCAGCAATCAATGCTACACCGAGAACAGCCTGGAACAGACCTGCCCGCTTACTTCCTCGTATTACCGGAATAATTCTCAGCTCATCACCCGGCCCCAGGAGTTCAAACTCTTCGTGTCCGATATTGCGGCGATCCCGGAAAATAACAAAATCCAGCCCCTTTGCCCGAGCCTCACGCAGGTAAGCATCAAAGCCATCAATGGTGTTAGATAGCGCCCTGAATACTTCATTGGCAGACGTTAACGCGCGGCGATGTGTCCTGCCAAATCGCTGAGCCATTGAGCCGCTGAGTTTTATCGTGGTTTTCATAGTAGTTAATACCTGTTGCATATTACCCCCTGTCAGATACCGTTAAATGTCGCCAACCGTTGTTTGTGGTTGTCGCTCATATCGAAAGCAAAATCCTCGTGCTCAGCCTGGAAGGTACCGAACGCCATCAGCGCGGATACAGCCGGGTCTATCTTGTTGGAGGATTTCTTCTTGTTGGGCTTAATGTTGGCGTTGGCATCCGTCTCCATCACCACGTTACCAATCGCCCAGGACAAAACAGGATCGCCGCGATGGCGCACTACCTTACGGTTAACGAACACCTCAAATGATTTCGCCACCGGACTGAACTTGAGATAGGTTTGCGGGAAAGGCTCCACATCAAGCCCTGCTCCCTGTAGCTGGGTGCGCAGGTGCGTGGCGTTCCACGTATCGAAACCCACCAGCCGGATATTGAATGTTTCAGCGTCGTGCAGAATATCGTCACGGATGCGGTCATAGTCGATGCAGTCGCCGGGGGTAGTGCGTATCCATCCCGCTTTTACCCACTGGCGGTAGATGGCGCGGTTTTTGTTGGCGACGTTAAGTAGCTGGGCTTCCGGCAGATAATGACGGGTCAGCAGGCGGATCTCCCTGTCGAACGGGAAAGCGTAACTCACGCTGGTGATGTCGCTGGTAGAGGACAGGTCAAACCCGGCGTAGCACTCCATTCCGGCCAGATCGTCTTCGTTATAGTCGAGCGCACAGGCATCCCATGCACCGGCACCCATCCACGGCGTGGAGCCCTGACACCAGATATTGAAACGTTTGGTCAGCATTTCCACCCACTGCGACGGTATGCCCCGCGCTTTCTGGATGGTGGATTCCAGTTTCGCTGAGTCAACGGACACATGCAGGTTAGGGTTAGCCTTGATCCACATTTCAGGCTGCTCAACCTCGCTTTCGTCGTCCAGTTCGTAGATCAGGACAAACAGCGAATCGTTGCTCTCTTCCCCGGCCAGAATCTGGCAGCAGTAGTCATAATGCTGTTTACAGGCAGAGACAACGTTACTCCCGGCGGTAGTGATGGCGAACAAAATCGCCTCCGGACGTGCGCCCATACCCAGCTCGAGGGCGGAATAAACGCCGTTATCCGGGTGAAGGTGGTATTCATCGACAATCGCCAGACTGGGGTTAGTCCCTTCAATGGTGGCCGCTTTCGCCGCCAGCGGCTTTAACAGGCTGTTGCTCTTCGGAAAAATGACCTTATGCGCCTGGATATTGACGCGCTTTTTCAGCGGTTTCGACAGCAGGCACATCTGGCGGGCATCGTCGAACACGATTCGGGCCTGATCCCGGCTTACCGCCGCCGTGTAGATATCCTGCTGGCCCTTCTCCATTACCAGAAACCAGTTAGCCAGCATGGCGGCTACGGTGGATTTGGCGTTCTTGCGCGGCACCTCAATAAAGGCGCTGCTGTACTTACGGCGGCCTGACTCCCTGACTTTAAAGCCCAGCAGGTTAGCAAAAGCGAACTGTTGCCACGGCTCCAGCTCGATTGGCTGGCCCCGCAGCGGGCCTTTGACGTGCGGACAGAGCCGGGAGAAGGCGATAAACCGCTCCACGGTCGCCGCGTCGAACACATAGCGGGGGTCATTCAGGTCTGAAAAGTACCTCTCAACGGCCTGTTTCACGCGCTTACAGGCCGGAATTTCACCCGATTTAATGGCGTTTGCGTAATCATCCCAGACGGTCAAGATCGTCCTCCTCTTCCGTTTCTACCGGATTGCGGCGGCGGCTTACCGGATCAAAGCCCAGGAGCGACGACATTTTTATGAGAATTTTTTCGGCATCCGCTTTTGCGCTCAGTGCCGGGTTACGGCTCTCACCGCCCTGGCTGTTCACTATGCTGAATCCCCGCGTGGCAAGGTCTTCCACGGCTTTGCGGTACATCGAGTAATTGACGCAATACAGCTCAAGGTTGTTCCAGTCGGCAGGCGTCAGATCACCGCGCTCCGCCAGCTGCTTCGCCTTTGCTTTCCACTGCTGCGCCGCGATCTCATCAAGATAGGCGGGCGGTTTGGGTGGTCTTGCCATAACTTACTGTTTACCTGTCTGTTTTATTTTCAAAAAAAACACTGTGCGTAAAAATTTGAGGGGGCGGGTGGTGCCTTGCGGCTGGGGTTTTGTCCTGAAAACCTCCCCCACCCCGTCCATGCGGCCTGTCAGCGGTTGCGGAAGCATTCCATCACCTCCCGCTCACGTTCGCTCATGCGCTTCACTGGCTGGCGCTCATTGCGTCTGGTGCGGGCCCGCACAAAGCCATCACGGCATCGGGCCAGTGACTGATACAGATTCACCACGTCTTTCTCATTCATCGCTGGCCTCATACATCCAGTTATTACGCTGTGCTGCCCGCTCTTCCTGCTCGATGTAGAGCCCTGCTTTACGATTCGCTTTGGTGATGGGGTCCTGCTGCGTGGTCTTCTGGTTATGATGTGTCTGGCATAACGGCTGGTGGTTCCACTCCGGCCAGAACAGAACATCATCACCGCCATTGATAGGGATGATGTGATCGACAATCTTTGCAGGAACGTAGAGGCCCAGCTTCTGGCACTCAACACAAAGGGGGTGACGTTTCAGATACTGAGCGCGGTACTTCTCCCATGAGGCAGAGTAACCACGGGCGCGCCGATGGCCGCGTCTGGCATCCTGCTCCCGCCACGCTTCCCGCCTGTGCTCGTCACACTTGCCGGACCTTACCCGCTTATTACATCCCGGCTCATTGCACCGGCGTAGTGGTTGCCACGGCAT